ATACAGGAGCGCAAGGAGATACAGGAGCACAAGGAGATACAGGAGCACAAGGAGATACAGGAGCTCAAGGAGATACGGGTGCCCAAGGAGATACAGGAGCACAAGGAGATACAGGAGCACAAGGAGATACAGGAGCTCAAGGAGATACAGGAGCTCAAGGTGATACAGGTGCCCAAGGAGATACAGGAGCACAAGGATATACAGGAGCTCAAGGAGATACAGGAACACAAGGAGATACAGGAGCTCAAGGAGATACAGGAGCGCAAGGTGATACAGGAGCACAAGGAGATACAGGTGCCCAAGGAGATACAGGTGCTCAAGGTGATACGGGAGCTCAAGGTGATACGGGAGCTCAAGGCGCTCAAGGACCAGCTGGAGGTGGTGGTGGAGGTACTGGTACTACAGGTGCACAAGGAGATACAGGTGCTCAAGGTGATACGGGAGCTCAAGGTGATACGGGAGCTCAAGGTGATACGGGTGCCCAAGGAGATACAGGAGCGCAAGGTGATACAGGAGCACAAGGAGATACAGGAGCCCAAGGAGATACAGGAGCTCAAGGAGATACAGGAGCCCAAGGAGATACAGGAGCTCAAGGAGATACAGGAGCCCAAGGAGATACGGGAGCGCAAGGAGATACAGGTGCTCAAGGAGATACAGGTGCCCAAGGAGATACAGGTGCTCAAGGAGATACAGGTGCCCAAGGTGATACAGGAGCACAAGGTGATACGGGTGTCCAAGGAGATACAGGAGCACAAGGAGATACAGGAGCCCAAGGTGACACAGGAGCCCAAGGAGATACGGGAGCGCAAGGTGATACGGGAGCACAAGGTGATACAGGAGCACAAGGTGATACGGGTGTCCAAGGAGATACAGGAGCGCAAGGTGATACAGGAGCCCAAGGCGATACGGGAGCGCAAGGTGATACGGGAGCACAAGGTGATACGGGAGCCCAAGGAGATACGGGAGCTCAAGGAGATACGGGAGCTCAAGGAGATACAGGAGCGCAAGGAGATACAGGTGCTCAAGGAGATACAGGTGCCCAAGGAGATACGGGAGCGCAAGGTGATACGGGAGCACAAGGTGATACGGGAGCACAAGGTGATACGGGAGCTCAAGGTGATACAGGTGCCCAAGGAGATACGGGAGCTCAAGGTGACACAGGAGCCCAAGGAGATACGGGAGCGCAAGGTGATACAGGTGCTCAAGGTGATACTGGAGCCCAAGGAGATACAGGAGCGCAAGGAGATACAGGTGCTCAAGGAGATACAGGTGCCCAAGGTGATACGGGAGCCCAAGGAGATACGGGAGCGCAAGGTGATACGGGCGCACAAGGAGATACAGGTGCCCAAGGTGATACGGGAGCCCAAGGAGATACGGGAGCGCAAGGTGATACGGGCGCACAAGGTGATACGGGAGCACAAGGAGATACGGGAGCGCAAGGTGATACGGGAGCCCAAGGAGATACGGGAGCACAAGGTGATACTGGTGCTCAAGGCGATACAGGTGCCCAAGGAGATACGGGAGCTCAAGGTGATACGGGACCCCAAGGAGATACAGGAGCGCAAGGAGATACAGGTGCTCAAGGAGATACAGGTGCCCAAGGTGATACGGGAGCCCAAGGAGATACGGGAGCGCAAGGTGATACTGGTGCTCAAGGCGATACGGGAGCACAAGGTGATACGGGAGCTCAAGGTGATACGGGTGCTCAAGGCGATACGGGTGCTCAGGGTGATACAGGTGCTCAAGGCGATACTGGTGCCCAAGGAGACACAGGAGCGCAAGGTGATACAGGAGCACAAGGAGATACAGGAGCACAAGGAGATACAGGTGCTCAAGGCGATACGGGTGCTCAGGGTGATACAGGTGCTCAAGGCGATACAGGAGCACAAGGAGATACAGGAGCACAAGGCGATACAGGAGCTCAAGGAGATACGGGTGCCCAAGGAGATACAGGAGCACAAGGTGATACAGGAGCACAAGGAGATACAGGAGCACAAGGAGATACAGGTGCCCAAGGTGATACAGGTGCCCAAGGAGATACAGGAGCTCAAGGAGATACAGGAGCTCAAGGAGATACAGGAGCTCAAGGAGATACAGGAGCTCAAGGTGATACAGGTGCCCAAGGTCTTCAAGGTGCATCTTATTCCAATGCATCAGTTTCATTCTTCATCGATTTGAACGATACATGGGGGGCGGGAATAAATCCTTTACCTAGTTCATTTGACATTGATTTATTTCAACCAGGGACAATCTTTGGATGGCCAGTTTTACCTCACGGCGCTGGCGCATATTATAACCTTACTGGAAGGTATATCAATGCGGTTCCAACAAGAGCGCGTGGTCCCACATATGGTGAATTTATACCAGGAACATTATCCGGGATAAATGGAGAATTACTCGCAGGAGGAGTAAATTATCAAAACAATACTGGACAAAATTATGATGTATTTATGGCTAATTATGGAACAGCATCCCTATTTGGTCAAGCGCGAATTGGAACAGCTTTAGCAGGAACATTTGGTTCATTTGAACTATCCTTTGTATCCGGATCAGGTATACCACTAGCCCCTACCGATTATATTGGAATCTATGTAGAAGACTCATCCGGACCACCTGGTGGTAATCCACCACCTCAATTATTAATTGAAGGAACTTTGTATTTTTCACTATCTTAAGTAAGAAGTAGTAATGATTAACTATTACAATAATATTTTTTTATTTATTATGATTATATTTTTAATAAATAAAAAAGTTTAGTAGCATAGTATATAAATATGGCAGAGAGTCATTATTATGATAATGATACATTTACACCAAATTTAAAAGATATATCAGGTAATTCAAGTATAATGTATTTATATGATCCTTCTTATACTCCATTAGCTGGTGCCAGTGCGGATTATCATACAAATACAGATCTATCTTATGTACTGTTTCATAATCAAATATTTAGTATTTCTGATGAAATTGTTACCCGAGGTGTAGGAAAAATTACAGAAGCATCTTATGAGAAGTTTGATGGTGTTAACGAATTAGGCATCCCGCAGTTTAAGAATTATTCTTTTGACATATCAGGCATACCGTTTCTTGGTAATTATTCTGAGCAAGAAGGAATAGAAGTATTTGATTTATTTACATATAAAAAGTATGAGTATTATAAAGCTGTGCCGATAGATTCAAATGGTACAACTTATTATTTAGATAAACAAGATGATACTACATATTTTACTTTCGACGTAGATCTTAATATTCCTATTGAAATTAAATATGAAAATAATGAATGGGTATTATATAATAATTCTGTTCAGGTTGACCCCCTTACAAAATACAATCCACCCGAAACTCTATATAAATACTACACCAGAATAAATAGTTACAATTATCCATCTGACTCATCTGGTAATGTAAATAATATTGTAGCCGATAGAGGAGATTCGGTAGAAAATCCCAAACAAATAACGGATGAAATAAGAATTATTACAATAAGCGTTACTACATTTACATATACTGTGGGCTCATTGACTACAACACAAGATACAACATTAACTAGTACCTCTTATACTGCTGATATCAGTACACACAAAACAATTACTATTGGAACATCTGTGATAGCTATTGCAGCTGACGCTTTTAAATCATCTACTAACTTGACATCTATAACATTTGAACAAGTGAGTACATTGACAACAATTGGCAATAATGCTTTTCAAAGTTCAGGGTTGACAGGAACCCTTATTTTGCCCGGATCTTTGAAAACTATAGGAGAAAATGCGTTCCAATTATGCAGCAAGTTGACCACCATAGATTTTGAATTAGACAGTCTGGTTGATAATGGTGGAGCAGGAACGATTGGTTCAAATGCTTTTGTAGATTCAGGTGTAACTACATTTAATGCTCGTCAAACTACAATAGCCGCGAATAGTTGGTCTACAAGCCCGCAAACAATTGGAGGTAAAAGTATTATAATAAATAACCTTTCACCACACACATTATATAGTTATAATGATAGTACTACATCAAGTACCAATGTCACCACATTAGGTAGTTCTAATAATAATACTATATTGACAACAGCAGCTATTGGACCCCAAGTGACAATTATGAGTGATGATGTTTTTAAGGATTCTACCACATTGACCTCTATAACTTTTGATTCGGATATTCAACTTTCAACGATTAGCACAAATGCTTTTCATACTTCAGGTTTGACTGGAGCCATTACTTTACCAACAACTTTGACAACCATAGGATCAAGTGCTTTCCAACTATGTGCTAATATTACATCTGTCAACTTTGATGAACTCGTTCTACTCACAACAATCGGTGTAAGTGCATTTGAAGGTTCTTTATCTCTGAATGGAACCTTTCCTTTACCTAGAACTTTAATCAGTTTAGGAGCTTCTGCTTTCAAATTGTGTTCCAGCATGACCTCTATAGCTTTTCATTCAGATATTCAACTTTCAACAATAAGTGATAGTACTTTTCAAAGTTCGGGTTTGACTGGAGCCATTACTTTACCAACAAGTTTGACAACCATAGGATCAAGTGCTTTCCACTCCTGTTCCAATATGACATCTGTCAACTTTGATGGACTTGTTTTGTTAACAACAATCGGTGTAAGTGCATTTGAAGGCTGTTCCGGTTTGACTGGAGCCATTACTTTACCAATATCATTAACCACTATAGGAGTAAAATCGTTTCATTCATGTACTTCTATAACTTCTATTACATTTGAAAGTGGTAGTTTAACTTCTGGTGGAAGCATTGGCAATGATGCCTTTACAAACTGTACCTCTTTAACAACTATTAATGCTTATCAAAATACGATAGATGCAATGAGTTGGACACCCGGGGCAAGTCAAAGCTTTTATGGTATAACTGTTACAATACATAATCTTTCAGTTGTAACTGAACCGACTACATTTACACTTGTTGATAATTCTATAATTATATCATCAGAAACAATCATAACTGCTAGTAGTTATACTGACAATACAAATATTAAACAGGTATCTATTGGTGAAAGTGTGGAAAGCATTGCATCTCAAGCATTCTTGGGAAAAACCAATCTGGAAACTCTATTCTTTAATGTAAATAATATTAGCTTTATTACGATTGGTAGTGAAGCTTTTAAAAGTTCAGGTTTAGTTGGACCCATTAGTTTACCAACAACTTTGACAACCATAGGATCAAGTGCTTTCCATTCATGTACCAATATGACATCTGTGAACTTTAATGAACTTGCTCTACTAACAACAATTACTAGTAGCGCCTTTCATAGTTCCGGTTTGAATGGAGACATTACTCTCCCAGCATCATTAATAACCATAGGATCAAGTGCTTTCCATTCATGTACCAATATGACATCTATTACATTTGGAAGCGGTAGTTTAACTTCTGGTGGAAGCATTGGCAATGATGCCTTTACAAACTGTACATCTTTAACAACTATTAATGCTCATCAAAATACGATAGATGCAATGAATTTGACACCTGGGGCAAGTCAAAGCTTTTATGGTATAACTGTTACAATAATTAATCTTTCCACAACTGTATTTACATATACTGATAATAGTACAAGTACAACAGAAGATACAATCCTAACTACTGACAGCTATGATCAAAATAAAGAACTTCTTAAAATTAATATTGGACCAACAGTCACTCAAATTAGTAATAGTGGATTCCCAGCTTTTAAAGATAAAGCTTATTTAACTAGTTTAACTTTTTCACCAAATAGTACACTCGTTTTAATAGAGCAAGAATCATTTTATAAATGTACGAACCTAAGTGGAAATCTTACTATTCCAAAATCAGTAGGCATTATTGGCTCAGGTGCTTTTAGGAATTGTGGTAATATTAACTTAAGCTTTGAATCTGGTAGTCAACTTAGCAAAATAGATAGCAATACCTTTCACTCAACTGGTTTGAGTGGAATTATTACTATACCAGCATCAGTAACAGAATTGGGGTCATCATGTTTCTTCTATTCTGTTGGCGATTATTCTATTAAATTTGAAGCAGGTAGTCTATTAACAACTATTGCCAGTTATGCATTTTATGATCAGGATGGCTCAAATGGTTTAAGCCATATCACTCTACCACCATCTTTAATAACTATAGGTAAACAGGCTTTTCAAGATTGTGATGTAATGACCTCAGTTACATTTGAAAAAGGAAGTCTAACAGGTATCGGAGCAAGCATTGCGACAGACATATTTAAGAATTGTGATAGTTTAGAAACTATTCAGGCTTATCAAAATACGATAGAGGCACTGGGTTGGACTGCTGGTCAACAACAATCAATTGGAGGTAAATCGGTTACAGTTGAAAGTTTATCATAATTTAATAAATAATAAATAAAATATAATAAAATTAAAATAGTTATTATATTTTACTAATTACAAACAATATAAAATCATCACAACATTACGAGTAAGAATGAAGTTAGAATATACAACTGATATATGTGGAAATGAAATATTACAAGACGAAACCGGTCAACATCAAGTCATGATGGCATGGGAAAAACCCTATATGGAAAAATGTATTGAATACTTAGAACCACATGGGTCAGTATTAGAAATCGGATTTGGCCTAGGTTATTCGGCCAACAAGTTGTGTTCTTATGAAATAGTATCGGAATATACAGTCGTCGAATGTTGTCCAGAAGTGTGGAGCAAGTTTGAATCATTCAAAGAGGAAATGAATAAAAAACGACCCAATTTAAAAGTAAACATGATTAAAGGTCAGTGGGAAGATGTTTTGAGCGAAGGCGGTATATTTGATAGTGTGTTTTTTGACGATTATAATGGCTCTATCACGCACGAATCGCAAAATAGATTTAACAAGTTTTTATATCAAATGCTGACAAATAATCACACAAAGATGGGTACACAAATATGCTGTTATTCTACGGGACATACAGAATATAATATCACTGGTCTAGAGCAAAAATCATATGAATATGCGATTGATGTGCCCAAATATTGTAATTATGCCAAAGGGGACAAAATGCATATACCCATTATAAAACAGAACATCGATTTTACATTGATGACTGACGCAAAAGTGAAAGAAGAATTGAAAGAGAAACTATTAAACCCGATAAACCAAGTAAATCCGGCACATAAAAAATTTCATGAACAAGTAATCAAAGCAAAAGAGTATTTTGACAAACCAAAACCAATATATTGCAATCTCATGATAATAGACAATTTTTACACAAATGCGAAAGAAACACGAGATTACATATTGACACAAGAATTCAAGGTTAGGGGAAATTATCCGGGCCAAAGAACAACTTCAAGAGCAAATAACCATTTGAAAGAAATGATTCAAGGATATATTCAGCATTTTGCTGGAAAAATCGTGGATTGGCCAATGCCTTCGTCGACTGACAATAATGGACCAACCAATGGATCAACCAATAGTAAAAATAACGAAGATACATACAATGGAGCATTTCAATATACAACCAGTCGTGATCGAACATGGATACACAATGATGGCTGGAATAATTGGGCTGGTGTTCTTTATTTGACACCGAATGCACCTGTCAATTCGGGTACAGGCATATTCCGCTTTAAAGATGGAACGAGAACAGTAGATGAAGCGGAAGCGCGAGGAAACAAGAAAATAATAGATGAAAATTCACAAGATTACAACAGATGGGAACTGGTTGACAAAGTGGGCAATGTATTTAATCGTCTTGTTCTGTTCAATTCAAAGCAATATCATGCAAGCATGGATTACTTTGGAACCAACAAAGAGAATGGACGACTATTTCAAGTATTCTTCTTCTCGACAGAGAGATAATCAAGAAATAATTATAATCTATAGTGTAAATTGTAATTATTTATAAATCTATAAAGTTATAAAAATGTGCGAATCTATGGGGTCATATTTGAGTAACTTTTTTTAATATTGTTAGTCCATTATTATTTGTAAACCGTTCATGTAGAGCCCAATCATTATTGCTCTTTAAAAAAATTTCTATTGCAGTCCATAACCCCATTTTAACATCATCAACAGACATTGAAGAAGCAATAGATAATTCTTTAATTTGTTCTTCTGTTAAGTTACCTCTTATAGCTTCACTAGTAAATTCATCAATTGTAGTATCATGCATAATAATATATTTATTAGTTAATTTACTGAATTTTGCCAATTCCTTTTTGAGATGACCACCAACATGCCAAGAATCAATGAATGTTAAATCAACATTTTCCTTCAAATCTAAATCTAGGTCACTTACCCATTCATATGAAACATTTAAATGAGAAATTGATTTTGTATATTCAAGTAATTTACTTACATCACATGGTTCAATATCATTTAATATTAATTTTTTATTATCACTATTATTATTTATTAATCCATATACTAATGCCCAAGATGATACACTAGCACGTACTCCACATTCTAAAACAGAATTACATTCGGACGCATATTTATATAAACTAGGTAAGTGTTCATAAATATCAACAGGATTCAAATAATAATCAAATGGGTTTTTATTTAAACACAATGTATCATATATTTTTTTTATATAATGTTTGGAATTAGATTCAATATGATTATTAATATCATTATATCTATTGTTAATAAAACACCAATCAGCATCAGGTCCGTTATTAGAGAATTTTTCTGCATAAACTTTCCACCCATATTCTATTAAAAAATCTCTGGTTTGATTACATAAAGGTGCTCCCTGATTATATTCAGTATGTTGTAATTCTACAATAAGAAATTTGGCTTTATTAATAATACTCATAGAACCTTTTAATATATCTAATTCTGCTCCTTGGACATCTATTTTAATTAAATCAGGCATAGGAATATTTTTATTCTTTACAATACTTTCTAATTTCATTCCAATTTTATGTTTAATGTGATTTTCAGTAAAAATAGTAGCAGAATCTCTATGTCCAATTTCCTTATAGTAAGAATTTCCTCCAGACAGTTCATCATTTTGATAAAAACTTATTCTTTTATAATCTTCATCACATAATACACCTACATTATACTCATAATTTGTATTATTTTGTTTGTTATATTCATCATAAAACAGTTTCATTTCTGTCATACCATCAAATAAATGAATTTTACTATTTTTCCAAATTTTACTAGCATTTTGTGTCCAATGTAATACACTAGAACCAATATCATAAATAATCATATTCTCTGGATAAAAATCTTTACTTAATTTTTCTAAAAAATTAATATGTTCGTTGGGAATATTAAGTCGTTTATGAGTATCCTGTAAAATATTTAATACATAATTATTATGAGCTAATGTGCTTAATTTATTATTGTAATATTCAATAATTTGAGCGATATTAAAGAATTCATCATAATGTATTACCTGTAGATTTGGATATTTGTTAAGAAATGATTGATCTAAATTTACACTTTCTTCAGATAAAATATTAAATCCAGCTTCTAATAATCTATCACACCTAATATGTTCAAAAATATTACTGATAGTAGTACCAAGATTTCCATGTATATTTAAAATTATTTTACACTTTGCTAATTCCGTATCTCTATCGTCAGCCCATCCACCAATAATATTTACTGTAAAATTGTGTTTCTTTAAAAAATTTACTATTTTTTCTCTTCGCTCTGTCATAACACCACCTAATGTTTTTAGAATACCAAAATCAATTTCCTTTTTATTATTTTTATTTAAACTGATTAATGAATTAAGCTCATTTTCACTACATTTATATGGTAAATATCCTTTTTCTTGGATATCAATACCTGTCTCCATTAATATTTTTAAATTACTTTTACTATAATCATAATAATCCCAATTATGATATGTATTCAAAATATTTGTTACATGATTTAATCTAATAGGAATATTTAATGGTTCTGTATTTAAAAAACTAAATTGAGTATTAGGTAAACTTTTAATTAACTCAGTATCAAATATTTCATAAATAAATGTTATTTTACATGGATTTTCTGTTAAAATTCTATTTTTATCATTCGTTAAATGAATATCATATTCCGGATAAATATAATTTAAATTATCAATATATTGTTGAATCATCTTTGTTTCAAAATGTGGAGAACAATAAAAAATCCATTTCTTTTTATTCAATCTTAACATATTTGACCATTCTTCAGCTCTATTTTTCCAAGAACACGACATAGCATATTCTTTTCCTTTTTCTCTCATTAGTGTCTTTTTTTCAGTTGATAAATGAACCAATGTCTCAATTTCTTCACCTTGATTTACAGGTATACCATAATTACCTACTGTATCTAATAATCCTGCTAGAGGATAATATAAACAAATCACTTCACTCATTAACATTTCCATTCCCGTAATACACGAAGTTTCCGGAAATGTATTCGTATATAACCAATATTCGGATTTCGCCATTAAATTATATAATTCTATTGAGTTTAATTTACCATGATGTGTTATGCTATCAAAATTGTTAATGATTTTTTCCATTTTAATTTCATCATTACCATTTGGAAAAGTATTATAGCTACAAAGATCTAATGTAGCATCAGGAATTTTATCAATAATTTCTTTCCATAACTCAAGCATAACATGTAATCCTCTGTAAGCACAAGATGACCATATAAATTTATTTTTTACTTTATGAATATTATTTTTTGGAAAATTTTCTATATGAATACCATTATTGATAGAAATAATTTTTTTATTTAAAAATGGATGAACCCTTATTATATTTGTTGTATGCCATGGTGTTAATGAAATAATATTATCAATATCATTATAATAATTTTGCAAAATATTATCTATAGGAACTGAACTAGTATTTATAAAGCCAGTGCTATCATGTGCTGATATTATTAATTTATAAAATTTACTATTTTTGAATTTTTCAAAAAAACAAACATAACGTGACACAATAATCGTATGAAATTCTGTGCTGTCTAATATAGGTTGTAACCGATTACGATGAACATAGGTTCGATTGTCGAATGTTCCTTCCTCAACATCACCACTAATAATTATTTCATAATCCTTTGGAAACTCGCGCGATAAATATGCAACCGCCTTTTCTGAACCACCTAATGCTTTCTCGTCAAGGTGTGATTCATTCCATAAATGGGTCATCCATCCAGTATAAATGAGTATTTTCTTCGAGGAAGCATATTTACTATGTTTGTCAATATTTTTTTTACTTGAAGAGAGAATACTATTTTCAAGTAGATTATATTTTTCTGGTAACTGTTCTTTTATAATACTATTTACTATATTCCAAGCATGTTCTCTCTCTTTGAAAACAATTTGTGGATTCATTATGTAATTGACAAAGTAATCTAAAAGTGATTTATTGTTACCATCTTCCTTGAAATGTTTCATATAAAATTTCAAATTGTATATTGTATTACCTTGATTCGGTTTACTATTATTAAGTAACATATACTTACATGCTTCATATGCGGATTTATGTTCATCACAATAACATCCAGAAATGGAAGCAAAATAATGAAAATCATGATATTTCGAATAATCCAAAAATATTTTGTCCTTGGCGTTCCCTATTTTCACATGTTTGAATTTATTGTATAATGATGAAACCATAAAATGTTGTTCTTTATTATAGAAATATTCCATGATCTTTACAATGCCTTCTAATCGTTCCCTGTCGTATGTATATGCTTTTGACCAGCTGTCAATTGCATTAGAGTATTGTTTTAATGCGTTATAGCAATCACCTGCTTTAATACAAGCACAATATTTGTATTGGGGTGAATAAGCAAGCGTTAATGTTCTCTCGTACCATTCAATTGCATTCTCTAATTTACCGGCATCATGATAACTTTGTGCGCAATAATAGGAATATCTGTATTTTAACCACATATCTGTATTTTCTTCTTCAAATCCTTTTTCTAGAATAAGTGCATCGTCCACATATTTATTCGGATTTTTACTTCGGTCACCTAATCGACGCGATTCAATATGATAATTTCCTAACAAATAAGCATCTGATTTTATTGGATCAATCTGAACTAATGATTCATGTAATACACCAACATATTTCCATTTCATTCTATTCGAAATCAATATAGGTCTATGATATGACACTGGATTGCCAAAGGATACATTATATAAGTCTTTGGCAAACAATGACGGTAACGGTATATCTCCGTGAATCAAATCGTCTGCATCGAAAATGAACAAGTAATCCGATTTATCGTACGCGTGTTCTAGGGCTTTTGTTCGATTATGTCCAAAATCTTTCCAGTCATTGTGAAACATTTCACCAGATATCCCTCGTTCCTTAAAAAAGTCTTGAATAATATCCACTGTATCGTCGGTAGAACCAGTATCAGATATTACCCAATAATCAATCTTTATATGTTCCAATATATTTTTCAAGGTAGATGCTATTATATGGGATTCGTTCTTGACAATCATATTTAAACAGATTGTTTTATCATTTTGATTGACAATATCTATCATTATACAATTATTTAAAATTTGGGTTTAAATAATTATATGATTTAAATTTAATTTGAAATAAATAGTTATGGATTATCTCCTATACCAAGTTTGTTATAATAGCACATATCGTTATCAATATATATATGTTTGTCTTTATTTTTATCGTAGCAACTCTTTATATAATAACCATCCGCGTCGTATTTATCATTAATCCATTCTATATTTTGACATAAATTATAATGAACAACACACATTGCAGTATCAATATGACGAACATTTATGTTATTTCCTTTCAATCTATTTTCCTGATTAAAAGTATATATTTTATTAGTGTCTAATAAATTTAACAGTTTATAAAATGTTGGATGAATTATATTATCGTCATCAAGATAATATAGAAATGTTTCTTTATTTGTAATTTTTGTTAATGCATAGTTTCGTTGTGGGTTACCTGATATACCATCGCCTTTATAAACATATTCTTTGATTTTATCGTTATTTTCATGTATAAACATGTTTGGGTTTTCTGTAATTTTACTACCATCATATACAATGATCCATTCATGGACATAATCAAAATCTATACTATTTTTGACAGATAATAAATTATCGGTCCGATATGAAGGAGTTATTATTGTTATTTTATTAGTATTTTTAAATATTGGCTCGTCGTCACCCTTTATCAAAATGAATAATTTATCATTATTCCATCCAGTTGAGTTTTTATTATTATGATCTAGTTCTATAAAATAGAAATCTTGAAAATGATGTAAAATTGGTTTTAATCTATTAATATAATCCATTTCATTGTATGCTTTAAATATATCTTCAATAATAAATATTCCACCAGGCTTTAAATATTGATATGTATTTTCAATTACTCGTATTTGATCTTCAAACTGATGTGTAGTATCATCAATTATAACATCATAAAATGTATTCAATTCGTTGAATTTTGTTACGATACTATTTTTATTGGTTACATCTATATTTGCAAGGACAATTCTGTCATTGTTAAAATTATTTTTAAATTTGGTTATTAAATCGTTGTTATATTCAAAACCATAAATTTCAGCATTTGTAAAATATTCTTTCCACATAAGCAGTGAACTACCGTCTAATATACCCAATTCTGCTATTTTTAAATTGGCATGTTTCTTGTTTTTAAATAATCCGTCATAAAATAATGTATATGGGTGGCAATGTCTAACGGTAGTAACATTATTTCTTTGTGACGATTTATCTGTATCATATTTTTTTCCAATTTCACATAATTCAGACGTATTTTTATTGTAATTTAATTTCAAGGTTTTCATAGAATCCATAAAATCCATAGAATCTATAACAGTATTATTGTTATCTATAATCTCATGTTCACAATTATCATTCGCATATACCATTTTGAAATAGTTGGTCAATTCGTCTTCTGAACAATCAGTAAAAGAATAACATTTCATCCTGTCAAAACCATGTGACTCTAATTTCTGATACAATTCTTCGTGTGTCATACAATTACTTAACAATAGGAAATCATTGCGATCATTTGTATATAGTTTTTTTAATCTCTCTATAATATTCATATCATTTATGGCGTCATTGATTATACAATATTGTTTGTCATAATTCAAATTGATCCGTTGGTTCATTTTTTTATGTTGGTATTTCTCTCCTCTCTTCCAAATGGGAGAATGAATTTCTATATACTTTTCATCTTCATATGCATCCAATTCTTTCATTTTATCATGAACCCCATATTTTTTGTAAAACATGGGACTAATATACTTGGGACCGAGACGATTGATTTCACTGTTTCGAATATTAGAGAAATTATTACCACCATCATTCATGTATTGAATATATTGTGCCTTGTTGTTTTTAGCAACTTTGTATTTGCTACAACAGGTTCTAAGAAGAATCTCATAATCGTCACAAATAGGCAAGAATTCTGAATAACTTTCTAGTTCCATCAAGACGGCACGATTCCAGATGCGTGGATGATTCGGCAAACAAACAAGATGGCTCAAAGTAATATTATTAATATTTGGTGTATTGTAAACATATACCCATTCACCCTTGATTTTTTCACTATAATATCCACCATAGCCTTTGCAAATAAAATCGCTATATTTGAAATTTTGCCCATTACGATATAAGTGAATAGTGTCACCATAGACAAATCCAATCTGATCGTCTGTTTGAAAGATGTCATAGGCATCGCGAAGACAATCAATGAGTATCTCATCATCATGATCCATTTCAAGAATATATTTACCTCGACAGAGAGAAATTACCTCATTCTTTACATTTCCAATATTCCCACTATTCTCATCTCTCTTATACAATCTCACACGATTGTCAGAAGATAGTTTGTTCTTTAGAAATATAAAATGTTCATCTTCTGGTGTGTCATCCATAATGACCCATTCCCAGTCAATAAGAGATTGCTTTTTGATGGATTCGTAAGCAGTATCTATATAATCATAGCTTTTAAAACAGGTTGTGAAAATGGAGAAGATAGGACGGGTTTTCTCTCTACTGTTAATAATATTGGTTGTGTAACAATAATTTACATTATGATTGAATTCGTGAATATTCGATATATCAGTTTTATGAAACCAACGACTGGAAAATCGATCTGGAATTTTTGACGAAATGTAGTCATATTCGTTGTATGTTTTGCCATAGGTGACTAATAAATGATAGTTCGGATTGAATAATTTATTTAAATCATCAATATCTGAAGTTGTATAAATAGTACACATGAGCGAATCCTTATTACTTTCTATAAAATTGTCTATCTCAGAATAATTGTTATGTCGAAATAATATCACCATAGGGTACCTTGACATGATATATATTTATATAATAGCCATTTTCGTTTTAAGTAAATGACAAATTAATATATAATTTAGAACATTAACAATTTAATTTATTATGTGTTATATATATATTAAAATGGCATTTACTAGATTTCATGATGATCCATGTAGAATAAAAAAACAATTACAAGAAAGCAGTGGTCCAGGAAGATATATGATGAACAAACCTGGATGGGGTGATAGTCCTTGTTTTATGGACGACCCGCATGTTAGAATGAGTGAATGGGGTGCGAACTTACGGACAAATACGACTAATTTAGAGAGTGATTTAATGGGATTAACCCGGCATTTAACAAAAGATTGTAACAATATGAATAATTTCATGAAACATGAAGTAAAAAGTGAACCAATAAAATATTCTTCATGTAATCCATTTACAGAACAGTCGAGAGTAACAAATCCTGCTTGGTGGTATAGAGATTTAGAACAAGCAAATTGGTCAATCTTGCCCTTAGATCCACAAGAAAACACATGTATTCCATTTCAAAATAACTTGGACACTCGAATTTTAGAAAAAGATAATTTTGTAGCCAAGGCTCCTCACATTCCATCCTATAATGGCAGTATATCACCTTCTGCCCAAGTATCTCAATCTACAACAGCAACTACTTTATAATTATAATTATTCATATCACCCCTACATTTTATATAATTCGCTGCAACATTCAATACTATGAAATATATTTAGTTATAAAAAATATATTGCATATATATAAATGGAGTTAGCTGTTCCTCTAATCGCATTAGGTGGATTATTTGTAGCATCGAATCAAGATAATAAAAAAGAAGGATATGAAAGTATGGGAAAAAATCATAATTCATTACCAAATAATGACCCACTACCAATTAATTATCCAACAACAACCCCTGTAAAAAACACAAACCCAAATAAATATCGCGACCCTAATACTGTAACAGACCGTTATTTCAAACCGTCTGTCTATCAAAAATATAAAAACGGACCTGATCAATTTGGTAACATGTCAAAGACCAATGATTTTAAGAGTTTAAGTGGTAATACTGTAAGCAAGACCGATTTTAAACACAATAATATGGCTCCATTCTTCGGGTCAAAGGTATTGGGTAGTGCCCAAGACCCAAACATATCAGAGACTGTTTTAGATAGTATGATTGGTTCTGGTAGTCAACATATTAGAAAACAAGAACAGGCACCCCTGTTTAAGCCTCAAAAGGATATGCGCTATGCTCATGGAGCCCCAAACCAAACCGATTTTTATCAGTCTCGTGTTATACCTGGATCAAAAATGTCCAATGTTAAAATGTGGGATGAACAACAAGTTGGTCCAGCATTAGACGCAGGTTACGGTACTGAAGGTGAACTTGGCTATAATTCAGGAATGGCTGCGCGTGACAAATGGACTGACAGAAATGTGGATCAATTGCGCGTAGCAACCAATCCTAAGCTAACATATAGTTTAGAAAACCATCAAGGTCCGGCTAGTTATTATATTAAGGAATCGGCCAACCAACACACACAGGGTAAAGTAGAAAAACATTTACCTGATACTTATTTTATCAATACCCCTGACAGATGGCTGACGACAACTGGTCTAGAAAAAGGACAAACTGCGAGAGCGATTCAAGTGGATAAAGATGGAAATCGTGCGTCAACATCTCAATCCTACTATGGTGGCGATTCTAATACAGGTGGTACTCAAATGTATACTCCAGGTAACCACGAACAACCCAAGAGACCTGAATTGGAGGCAAACCCAGTTTTAAACGCAAATGCAAAAGGTACAGGTAGTGCAAATAGTGCCGATTATGGTAGAAATGGATATAAAAGCCTACCCAATGGGCGTTCCACAACCAAGGCTCCTGAAATGGGTGGTGTTCATGGTTTTATGCGTGCTGCAATTGCCCCATTATTGGATATTCTAAGACCGTCTCGAAAAGAGAATGTGATTGGTAATCCAAATCCTAGCGGAAATGTCCAATCCACTGTTCATGCACCTCGTGTATATAACCCAGCAGATCGCGCACCAACAACTGTGAGAGAAACAACAGAAGGAAAATTAGATAATAACCATTTAAATGTCCAGGGGCAAAAAGATGGTGCATATACAGTAAGTGAACAACAGACGGTTGTTCAGGAGCGTGATACAACAAATTGCCAATATTATGGCGATGGTGGGACCAATAGTGGTGTAGCTTTATATAATGCTGCATACAATCAAAGAAACAATGTGAATAAAACTCACAAGAACAGACCCAATCAGGGAGGTATGGCAATGTTGAATCATGAACAACAGATGAAGATTGATAAAAATGACACAGATAGAGACAATAACCGTATGTGGGTTAGAAACAGTAATAGCACCATTAATAGTGCAATTCCTTCTGTTGAAACATTTGGAAAAATCAATGTTCCCCAATACAATGATAATTGTCATACTTGTGAGCGTATCAATCCTGATATCTTAACTGCATTCAAAGAGAATCCTTATACCAAAAGTTTAAATAGTTATTAAGCGATTCTGTGACTTTAAATAACTTATTCATTTTTATTTTTATAATATAAATGAATTATTTTCTCTTATGAACATACGGATATAATGTGCTTAATAGAAACATGATACTGTTTACACCCGCGGTAATTTAATACGCCATTTTCACAGAATTATAGATAACATCTATAATTATTTATACTATTTATAACAATATAAACAGAACAAATGAATATATTTATAATCATGACGCGGATTGAAGTAGTGGAAATCGACAATGATATAGATGAAACAATACCTGAATCAAATATAAATACATTGAACGAATCGCCATCAGTATTTACAATTGATAATTTTATAACAGATGAAGAATGTCAACATATGATTACTATATCAAAGCCTACGATGAAAGATAGTTTGGTTAGTGATAATAAAAGAGGCACTATATCAAAGGGTAGAACTAGTAAAAATGCATGGATACAGCATAACCACGATAAAATTACAAAACAAATTGGTGATAAAATCGCAAAAGTAGTTGGTATTCCATTAGAGAATGCAGAAGCATTTCAAGTCATTTATTATGGTATAAGTGGTGAATATAGAAGACACCATGATAGCTGGGAACACGACGGTTCCGAAAAAACATTGCGTTGTATGAAATATGGTGGTGCCAGAATAAAAACAGCACTAGTGTATTTAAATGATGTAGAAGAGGGTGGCTCTACATGTTTGAATCAGATAAATGTAGATGTTAATGCGGAAAAGGGGAAATTATTAGTTTTTGAAAATACATACACCAATTCGAATATAAAACATCCATTGTCTGAACATGCTAGTATGCCTGTAATAAAAGGAGAAAAATACGCATTTAATCTTTGGTTCAAAGAATCTCACGCAAAAAAATTATATTCTGAATTCAACCCAGATTATTATAAGACAAATCATGGATTAGATAGTGATTTATCCAATAACGAACATGAAAAAACAAGTGATGTAACTGTTGTACAAGTTGATAGTTTGAATGACTCTATACCAAAGTATAAATACAATAACATATTAAAATTACCACCAAATATGTCGAAAGAAAATGATGAGAAAAATATATACACCTCATCCAATTTTATATTTAGTTCAGAATGTGAAAAAATAATTAATAAATGTGAGTTTAATACATTGTCTAGTCAAAAGTACGCAAATTGTTGGCTAAAAAAAATAGATTTTCCAGAATTAATACAGAAATTAGAAGAATATACCAATATAAATTCCGATTATTTTGAAAATATGAATATATTTAAATATTTACCACATCAACACCATGGACCATTTACAGATGCATATAATCTAGATTCAGAAGTTGGTAAGAAAAATACGAGTAAACTAGGCCAGCGAATATTTACATTATCTATATCATTAAATAATACATTAGAATATTGTTTTCTAAAAACGAGTAAAAATATACTAGTTCCACCAGGAACATTATTACTTTACGACAATATAAAAGATGATTCAATTCGTGATGTAGATGAGAATATGGAACATACTATAAAAAATAGTAATGAAAAGGAATCTTATATATTAAATATTTATATTCGTGAAAAAGATGCAAAAGGTAATAATATGATGTCATTACCAGATCATGTATTTGAAAAAATAAATAATAGGATTATCCACAACATTATTGACAGTAATAACGACAAATATGATACTAATAATAGTACTAATAGTATTAATAGTACTAATACAGTGGACTTGATTAAAGAAGATTTTCAGAAAACATACGAGGAAGTATTGAATATGTTTGAAAAAAGAACGATAACTCAATCATGGCGTGAACATAAGAGTTTCAAATATTTGTTTAAGGGTGATTTTTCATTTTTTGAGAAATGTGTTTTGAAATATATAGATTCTAGGAAAAATGTTGAAACTATCACATACAATATCGGCGAAGGTTCGAACATTGTTGATATTTCTAATAGAAATGACAGTAATACTGCATTGAATATGAATTTATTTGATAAAAAACATGTATTTGATGAATATCATCCAATTGTGCTTGAAAATACCATTAAACCAAAAACATTATCTTTATTACAAGAATATTACAGCACAACAATTGACAAAGGAGTATTCTTATTAGGAGACAGACAGGCTAAACGGTATAAAGCACACAATGAACCCATGTCTAGATTATTACATTACGAAATGTTACCACTCCTTGAACATATAGTCGGAAAACCATTACAACCCACATATACCTATTTATCTTGCTATGTCAAAGATTCTGATTTACCAACACATACTGACCGTGCAGACTGTGAATATACAGCATCTTATGTTATTAATAAACAGACTGGTGTAAATTGGCCAATCTATTTTCATACAAAAAAACAATCAACGAAGCACCAAGGTCGTGTTAACTATACTCCTCCAAAAGAAGAATGTATTGAATGTGACTGTGCACCAGGTGGTCTTATGATGTTTAATGGTACAGATCATCTTCATTTCAGAGAAAAATTCGATGGTGAATATTACCACATCGTTCTGCTTCATTATAGAAGTATTTAATCCGTATTATATCGCGGGATTTATTATTTAGGTATCATATATTTAGAGATGAAATCTATCATATACAAATTATTTAGTGGTGTTGGGTTTTGTAACCAATTATTTTCATTAGAAACAGCCATTTATATGGCCAATATTAGTAAGCGAAAATTAATATTATTAATACCACATCCTCTATGTCATTGTGGTCATTCTTCATGGGACTATGGATATTTTTTAAATTATTTTACAAGCGATTTTTTAACTTACTTACCCAATGGTTTCGAAGTTCACTATAAAGCGACTCCACAATCAATAACCAATATTACATCTAATCAAGAGATATGTAAAGAGATTAAATACCCATGTAGTTTTAACAATTTGGTGTTTGTGGATAAAGAATTGGACATTGAAGAAAATAAAAAGGATATATCAGAATTTATACATTCTAGACAAAAAACAACCACCATGTTTGATGAAAATCAAGAATATGAATATTGGTATATTACTCAATCATCTGCTAGCAGATGTTTTTATAATTTTTATACTACACTGGAAAACTACATGTTAATGAAGCATATATGCGAATCATTAAAAATCAACACATTCATTCAAGAATGTGCCAATAATCTATATGCTAATTTATCAGACAATAAAAATAAAAATTCCTTTGACCTATTCTGTCACCTAAGATTTGGCGATAGACATAAAGATGCCAATTTTGTGAATCGTTTTAACGATACCATATTGAAAAATTTAAATGAATACATAGATGGTCATATTACAAATATGATTCGTCCTACAGTATATTGTATGATTGACAACAAATCCAATAAGAAATTTATTGAAAATATGAAAAAATACAAGGTGGTATACATTGATAATGATCTAACAAATGGTTATATAGATACTGTTTTACAGAATAGTCCAATGATTAGTCATGATTTTAAGAAATGTAAAAATAATGCTGTCGCCACTGCTTTAATTGAACTATTGTTATGCGTAAAAGGAAAGGAATTTGTTGGTACAACTACAAGTACTCTGTCACATTATATACAATATTTGCGATATAATGAAAATAAGTCGCATTTTAATTACTGTAATATGTCGAATAAAAATGTTCAATATTGTCGTCTTCAGCCACTTAATGATAGTGTATATCCTTGGTTTAAATACAAGTATAATGGAGGACATCCAGTTAGTTGGCATGTGTTCTGGTCACCATATTCATTATTTGGAAAATCAGAACATTTAACTCAAAATATATATACGATTGTTAATAAAACAGACGGATTTGGGTCACAATTACATGCTTGCTTTTCTTTGATAGCCTATTGTGTATATAATAATTCCCGTTATGTTCATAGTCCGTTTACAAGGATGCAACATAATGATGCGAACAATCCGAAATTTCCTCAAAGTATGAATGATTTTATAAATATAGAATCAAAATATGATACTATACAACAAATTTCAAATTATGAAAATTCATTAGTTATTGGAGTTCAAGAAGGATATTTTGTTCATGGGAGTGTTTCGCCTGAATTCTTTTACAATGACAAAGTGTTAACAATTCTGCGTGAAATATACCATTCAAAATCAAAGCCAGATATTCCGAATTATGATACATCAAAAAAGAATATCGTATTACATTTACGACGTGGTGATGTAAACGCAGCTAAATATCCATCCAGGTGGTCATCTAATCAGGATTATATTAATTTGCTTCGCAAGACAATAGAAAATATAGGGAATGATGAAACTGATAATATAGCCGATTATGAAATTCATATATTATCCGAAGGAGAACCCGAATTATTCAAAGAAATTACTGATGTTTATCCTGAGATTAAATTACATTTAAGTATAGATATTCAACAAACATTTCATATGATAGTCATAGCTGATGTATTAATCATGTCTAAAAGTTCTTTTTGTTATTCTGCTTCACTGATTAATAAAAATAAAGTCATTGCGAATAATTTGATTAGATGGTGGCACAAACCATTGAAGACATGGACTATTATTTAAAATACAATTGGTTCATTATAAATAATTATATTATAGTAATTATTTATAATTATTATTATGAAAAAGGTAATAAGTTTTTGTTTGTATGGAACAAATGCTACGTATATATTGGGTATGAAGGAAAATATATTATTAGCTAGTCAATATTTTCCTTCATGGATAGTTCGAATTTATTATAATTCTACTGTTCCTGAAAAATATATTGACGAATTTAAAAATTTAAATGCCGAATGTATTTTAAAAGAAAATTTAGGGAAAAACAAAATGAATTGGGAGGGGATGTTTTGGAGGTGGATGCCATTAAATGATAAGGACGTGACTATTTGGATTTCTCGTGATGCAGATTCACGATTAAGTGAGAGAGAGGCAAAATTAGTTAAACAGTGGGAGGAGTCCGGAAAGACACTCCATTCTATAAGAGATCATAGATGTCATATGCATTGTATAATGGGAGGAATGTTCGGTATTAATAATACCTTATTTCATTCTAGGTATAAATTTGATAAAGTAGAAGATATTATAAAAAACAACATTTCACTTTATAATGAGCGACCTTATAATGTAGACCAAGAATTTCTAAATAAATATTTGTGGGATTTATTGAAAAATGATGTAACTGCTCATATTTCAAATCAAGGTAGACGTGTTTACGATTCAGATATTGAAATACCATCTGTTCCAGAGTTTATCGGGAAACAATATAGGATAGATGATTTTCCAGAAAATAAATTAAAGCATTTACATGGTAAACACGGATGTTATTGGAAAAAATCAAACTCATCCTCTGTATATTGGTCAGATAGTACAATTAATATTGCAACTGATGTTATATTTTCAAGTGAAGGTGAATTTTATAATCATCGTTCAGATCACGGTTATCCGCAAAATTGGAGTCAAATCAACATTTTAGATGGTATTGTTATTAATAAACATATTGAATCCAAACCTCCCGTTGATAAACATTTAATAGACACCTCTCCAATCGCCAATTCTCCGACAACCAACTCTCCGACAACCAACTCTCCGACAACCAACTCTCCAAATTACATATCATCAAATGACAATAAAATTAGTGGTACAGTAAATGACAATACAAATGACATTACAAATGACAATACAAATGACAATACAAATGACAATAAAATTAGTGGTACAGTAAATGACAAAGGATGTTATTGGAAATTGCCAAATGATTCTAAAGTACACTGGTCTAAATCATCTCAATATATTAAACCTGATATCTTATTTAATAATGAAACCGAATATTTTCAACACAGAGTTAATAATGGTTTCCCTCGTTCATGGGTGGGAATTAAAACACATATAATGAATACAATAGATAATACTGTAAATAATTCATATTCGTATAAAGAAAAATTTAAAAATTTAAAAACATCCTTTTTTGAACGTGTTTATATTATTCATTTGAATCGCCTTGTCGATAGAAAGAAAAATATATTAAATCAAATCGGACTTTTAAACAATGTTATTATTATAGACGCGGTAGATAAAGACAACATAAATCTAGAATATCTAAGACAAAATAATCTAATCGGATATCCAGGCAATGATTATTGTAAAGATCCAAAGAAATGTTGGTGTGGTGGAAATGGACACAATGATATGATGAAAACAGGAAGAATCGCTTGTGCTTGGTCGCATAGTAAGGCTTATGAGCATATCATTAATAATAATATCAGTAACGCTTTAATAATTGAAGACGATTTTCTATTATGTAACGACTTTGCTAACCTATTTATAGATATCCAATGTAACATTCCTCAAGATTATGATATGTTATATATGGCTCATAACAAACATTTGAATCGCGTACATAATACTATTTATAATAATTATTTTAATAAAATAAATACTGGACTTTCCGAGACCAGTTGTTATGCTATTACAAATAAAACCGCATTTAATTTACAACAAAACCTGTTTCCAATTAGAGGTGCAGCAGATGGCTATATAAGACAATGTATAGATTATCTAAAAACGATTAATAATGTTTATATATGTAAACATAATTTGGTTTCCAATCAATCAATGTGTAATAATATTAAATCTACTATAGACATTAATATAGAAAGTAATATGAATACGGATAATAGTAATAATATTGCTCTTACTAACAATATACTTGAAAAAAAATGTTTACAATATCAAATTACACGTAGACACGACGACATTTTAATTGTAACTGGTTTTTGGAAAATTAAAGACCATAAATATTCTGGAAACGACTGTTATGACTCATGGATTACCAATACTTTACAAATAAATAACGATGTATGCTTTATTTATGATAACAATGAAATTTTAAATAAAATTAAAACTATACGGTCCAAATGTAAATATAAAACTTTTTACATTAAAAAGGAGATCATTAATTTCAGAGTAAACAAATTTAATTGGAGTGATATAAATTATCATAAATTACCTGATGTAAAATCAGCGGAGTTGGCAAAAATATGGGCTGAAAAAATGTACCTTGTAAATGAGTGTAATATATTATATCCAGAATATAAATGGTATGGTTGGATGGATGCTGGTATACCAATATATAGAAAATCTATAAATACATCTTTAAGATTAACAAATTATTATTTATTAAACGAAAGTAAGTTTAATTGTAATTTCACACATCTTCCGAAGTGTAGATCAAATACGGATGTAATTCAATATTTAGATGATTACGCCAATAATATTTTTAAGGATACATCATATTATCATCATATTAGTGGAAGTGGTTTTATACTTCATTATACTGTAATTAATAAATTCTTGAATTTATATGATTCTCAATTAAACTATTTAATGAATCATGTTAAAAATAAGGCTAATAATTTAATGTTGACTAGTGATCAATGCGTTTGGACGCAGATTTATTCAAAAAATAAAGATATGTTTAATATAATCAATGGTACTTATGGTGACATTTATAATTCCATAAGCAATGAAGTAACTAATTATAAGATTTTTTCAACTGGTGGATTTGGTAATCAGATGATTCATTTATTATATACAATATTTATAAATCACAACTCTAATAAAGTTGTGAATTTTGATTTTAAATATGATATATTTAAATACTCAGATTTTTATGTAAAAATGAATTGTTTGGTAAATCGTGGTTTTGTATCTCCTTATATATTTTACGGAAAAGATCCTGATATTAGAAATAACGAATTAAAAGAAATATTTAAAAAATTTATTAAAGAACATATTGATTTTAATAAATATAATTCTTATTATGATACTGTCATACACATCAGAAGCCAATATAATACCGGATCCGATTATTATTTACAGCCAAATATAATGTATTATGATTATATTTTTAATAATTTTGATCTGGGGAAAGATATTGCTATTGTATACGGATTGCCAAAAAATCCAATTGTAGATGAAATATCTAATAAATACAATATAGCCAATCTAATTACAGATAGTGTAGAAAGCGATTTTATGACAATGGTAAATTGTAAAAATTTAATATGGGATACAAGTACATTATGTTGGGCTGCTTACCTATTTTCTGATTCGATTGAAAGAAACTTCATTTTTAGCAATATTAAAAAATACGCAAAATTTAAAACATTTGAGGTAAGTGATGGATTCATCTATATTGATACAAACTACGCAATTACCAAACATAATATAAATAATCTTAAATTACCCGACTTACATCACTACACTGGAGAATATAAACTAAATGAACCATTGGTATCTATTGCCATTTCCACATATGAAGCAAACGGTAAAGGTAGCAGCTTACTAAGACATAATTTAGAATATATACATAAACAAGATTACTATAATATCGAAGTTATTATTTCAGATCATTCATCTGATGATAAAATAAAAAAAATATGCGAAAAATTCAATACATGTCCAACTATTTACTTTAAATATCCGATCAGGTATATACATAATCCAGAAGAGAAAGGAAATAGTTCACACAATACAAATAATGCTATAAAATATTGTAATGGTGAATATATTAAAATACTTTTTATGGACGATTATTTATATAATGAGAGTGCTATATCAAACATAGTTAATCAATTTCAATCGAACCCTGATAAAAAGTGGCTAGTACATAGTTATATTCACACTAAGAATTATAAAGATTTTTATAATCTACACCATCCAAAATTTAGTGATAATATGGTATTTTGTAACAGAATTGGATGTCCAAGCTGTTTAACAATACATAGTTCAGTTACCGAGAGATTTGACGAAAAATTAAAATGGTTTATGGATTCTGAGTTATATAGTAGAATACGACAGAAATACAATGAGCCTATAATATTACATACTAATGCTAATGATAAGGCATATATGGTAAATCTTCATCACGAAAATCAAGTTACAAATACGAGTATTGATAATTCACTGATTCAAAAAGAAAAGGAATATATTAATAATAAAATGAAATTACAATTAGTTGAAAATGATAAAGAGAGGTTAAATTTAGTTGATTCTAACAAAGATAACTTGAATATACCAGAATTACAAAACAAACTGACTACCTTACAAAATAAGTTAAAGTTAAAACATGGTATTTGGAATGACGAATACCAAGAACAAATATTATCTATAAATTATATTAAATCTAATAGTTGTGTACTTGAATTAGGAGGAAATATTGGTCGTAATTCTATGATAATAAGCTTATTACTAGATGATCCAACTAGATTGGTTGTAATAGAACCTAGTAAAAAAATATACGAGCAGTTAATGGAAAATAAAAACAACAATAATTTAAATTTTAATACGGAATGTCTTGCGATATCAGAAAAAAGATTATGGTCCTCAAAATGGAATACTTTTAGCGAATATAAACCAGGGTCAGAAGAAGTAGATACTATTAGTTTTGACAACTTAAAACATAAGTATCAATATCAGTTTGACACATTGGTTTGTGATTGTGAAGGAGCGTTGTATTATATATTACTTGATAATGAAAACATTTTAAAAGATATACATACTATTATTATTGAAAATGATTTTACTGATTTAAATCATAAAACATATGTAGATGATATATTTAAGAAAAACAATTTAAAATGCGTGTATCAAAAAGAAGGCGATAACTATGTAAAAACATATTTACCATGTAAACAAAATTTTTACGAAGTATGGAAAAAAAATATTAGATTAAAATATAATGAACGACGATTACAATAAACCAGAAACGATTACTATAGACTATAGTATAAACAAAATAAAAAAAATATTGTTCGGACTACCTGAAAACCCTATTGAATGGCCTAGTATGAAGCCAATTACTCATCCAGGGGGGTATTTTGACGTTACAGATGCTTTGTTTGATTATGTAAAAAATGGAACCATGGTTATACCAGGAGGGTATATGGCTGATCACGATAGATGTAAATTAATATATAATAGTTATGTAAAATTACATAATTTTAAAGGGGATGGTCACTTTTCCATATGTAACTTAATACCAAACAACCCGAATAAGCAAGTTTATAAAGAAATTTTGATTGAAATGGATGATGGTACAACATCTCATTATTCTAAGTGGAAAACTATTAAAATTATTAACTGGCGAATCTAACATACACGCTTTGGGTAACAATAAATATTTTTAGCAATACTTTACATTATAATTCATTTAATATATATATAATATATTAAATGAATGGACTATTACAATTGTAGACTATCATCAAAGAGAATTGTAGCCCAGTGATTGCGTTTATTAATAACATAGTTATTTGGCATGTGATATATTCTACAGTCGCTTATTAATTTATTATTAATAATTGGAATTAGGGTTCCTTTATACCAGTAATTACTAGCTCCATGTAGTCCAATCGCACTTCTTTCTCTAATTTCATATCCAGGGATGTTTTTAATATCATAGTATTTGCTATCTACAAAGTTATTAAATTCATCTTTGTTATATATCCATATAGCACAGTATGGATTTATATTATTTATACAATAATGTTCCTCGTCCAAAAGTAGTCTAGAATTAAATTTTTTTCTAGGTAGATCCGTTACATACTCATTGTTATTTTCAACTTCAATTCTTAAAAAACCTAAATTATAATTATGGTCTATTAATTGTCTATTATATTTTAGCCAATACTTAATTGCGTTATATGGGATTAACATGTCATCTTCAGTATATATAAATATATCATACATGTCTTTTTGTTCTTTTAATAATTCTCTACATTTCCAGGTTAAATAAAAGGGATGGATCTTAGATAAGTCGTGATATATTATACTTAAAGAACCGTTGGAATAGTCATTAAACGTTTCTTTAGTTAATCCATCGTTATTTGTATGAATAAACACATCTGTAACTAGCTCATACTTATTTGTTTCGTCTAATATTTTATTTACATATAATATCCTATTTTCTATATAAAAAAAGGAGATATGTTTTGTAATCCGCATGTAATATAGTAAATAATGCGCTATATATTTTAAGTAGTTTTATTGTAATAATGAAATTATTTAGGAATAGATAATATAATGGTATAATATTATATCATATCATATCATATAATTATGATGTTAGTTACTAATCATGCCACTATAACAGACAACCAAGATCGCACAATGATCTTTGACATGTTTGTAAAAAATAAAGAGCTGATTATAATAGGTTCTTCTCCCAAACCAGCTATACCAATAGATAAAATTTCTGTTTCTATAAATGACAACGAATTAAAGATAAAAAGTATGATAATAAAAGATTGTTATTCGGAAAGTTATAGAGTCTTTATATTTGATTGTAATTATATAGATAGCCATATTCAAGTAACAGTTAACTACGATAACGTGTGTAAAACATTATTATTAAATAATATAAATGGTGATATGCAGAACAAATATAAATTAACTATAACCACCTGTTTTCAAGGCGATTATGAGCTATTCCCAATGTGGTATGATTATTATACAAAACAAGGAGTTGAACACTTTTATATGTATTATAATGGCATTTTAACGGATGCCGTTAAAGATATATTAAATAAACCAAATGTCACATTACATGAATGGTGTTTTAATTATTGGTCTCCATATGGTAATCGCCTACATTTTGCCCAAATGGGACAAATCCAACACGCGTTATATAAATACGGTAAGAATATTAGTGAATATATGATTTTTTGCGATTTAGATGAATACTTATATTTTCATAACAAGACAATCCTTAATAAAATAAGTTCGAATGATAACATTGATCAAATAGAATTTCGTAATTGTTGGTGTAAACGAATGGATGATACAATCCCAGAATGTTTTCCTCTGAAATTTTATATTGAAGACAATGCCAAACTAGATATTGGCCGAAGAAAATCTCTATATAAAGTTTCAAATATAAACGGGTTATCTGTTCATTGTGGGCGTAATAATAAAAGTATAATTGAAAACGAAGAAGATAGAAAGAAATACTACGAATGTGAATCCAATTTTCCATACATATCACGTAACGGTTTTAACAAGATAAAGATTGTAAATTCTGGGATAATGTTTCATTTTAAAACCAGTAAATTTCCATCAAAATTTAGTTTTGGTTCAATAATTTTTCCGGATAATATACCATGGGATATGAACTCGATTGAATAGAATATATTCGTGATAATAGGAAATATATTCTATGTTATGACTAACTAGTAAAAAATATTGTGTAATGTGTTTGATTCATTTACACTATCTAAGTAACGACTTATATTCATCTTCACTTATTAATCCAGATTTTTTAAAAATTCGAATTCTTTGATTATAATTATGATTGGCATAGCTACTATGTGAAATAAACGATTTAAAAATTAAAAACTCATCTATGATATCATTTGGTAATGATCTACCACAATAGATTTTATTTATCGGAAATTTTGTTATACTTAAATATTTTTTATCCGTACTATTAATCAACTGATTGATAACATTTTGATCCCAACCTTTATTTTTTTCTAATCGTTCTAAAACAGTTTCAAAAAACGACAGTGTTTTATCACAACAATATATTAATATAATCCCTATATTATATTCTGAATTGATATTATTATCTGCAAAACACATATCATATGATAGATAATTGCTAAATAAATCATATATTTCATCTACTTTATTTTTATTTATAAAAATAGTTGCGTCACTGAATATGATGTGTTTATTCATATTCTCTTTGATTTTATTTATAATTAATTCGATTTTAATTGAAACACCGCCGCCAAATGTATGTCCTTGTTTGGGAATTAAATCATCTATTTTAATTCCTTCAACATCAAAAATATTATTTAAATTTTCATTTATATGCGTGTTATAAAAATAATAAATGTCAGAATAAAAAAATATAAATTTAGATATTCTCATATTGTAATATTTTATATATAATAAATGACAACATAAAAATATATAAATTTGAATCTACTCATATTAAACATATTATTTAATAAACAATTCACTAAATGTTAAATTATTCGCTTTCCAGTCGGCGTGAAATCCTTTATCTTTCAAATAAAACACATGAACATTTTTAATTTTTTCGTAATTATTAAAAATCTCTCTATTGACTTCTGTATTATACTTGGGGTGAACCAATAAATGTATATTCACATTACATATTGGGTTAATTAAGTTACATGCGTCAAATACAGTGTCAATCTCGCGTATAGTAGGAAAATACGGATCTAACCATTGGAAATCAAAACAATGCGTAAAATGTATTGTACTATTTTCCAATATTTTGTTGTATATTCTTTCAAATCTACGCCTATATTTATCAAGAAACTCCTTTGGTACGCTGCTATTTTCCTTTCGAACATCGTGTAGAAAAATCATGGTTTGATCTATATGTTCTATTTTTCTATATACAGAACTCCATCCTCCAATTAATTCGCTTGGTGTGGCTTTATTATCATTCAATGTGAAATTTTCTATATTTAAAAACGACTGATCTCTATATTTCAAATTGGCGAATATATAAGCAATTGATTTAAAATCTACAATGATCCAATCAAAAAAATTAGTTGCGTTGTCAGGTTGTCTATACAAAGGTCCTAAATTACCATATAAATTATCGTGTATATTTTGTACCATACAGCATGCCGATCCAAAACTAATCACATTAAACTCGTTACTATTAAATGTTTTTTGTAAAGGTAAATCATCGTCTATTTTATTCCATGAAGTAGGTTGTAGGTCTTTAATATTTAAATGACATCCATTGGTGAACCAATTATAGGGGGTATAAATATTTTTACCATTACTTAAGTAAGCAGCCCACCAACTAAAACTGGAATTGGCCATGATAATATTGTCAAATGTATGCATAAAAATAAACTCATCTATTTCGCTTTTCAAATTTACATATTCTATTGAAACATTTTTATACGTTACATTTTCTTTACACCATTTCATGTCGTCAGAAAATACATATATTTTATTCAATTCAACTTTAGTTGACAACTCTTTTAAGGCATTATAGTAATAATTAATCGATAATACTTTATGGAAGTTATTTTTGGTATAATCTGTCCTTCGAATATGTAAAGCAACATCATTGGATTTTATATTGTGTAAAATATCACTACTCGTATTTAAATCTAGCATTGGTTTGAAATCAGATTTATTAAAATATCTATAGCTTTGATAATACCCGTCGATACAATATGATTTAACATCATCGTTTAAAATGATTTCTCTATATTCAAATCGTGTCATTGCCCAATTGTAAATTGTCGAGTGCCCTCTATACGTATTATATTCATGTTGATCTATTATATTTGCCTTGAATTTATTTAAAATATTGTTCCAATATGTAGGTCGCGATGTTGAATTACTATGACAAATAAAGAAATTTCTATTGTATTGTAGAGATAATTGATACGCGGTTGCTATTTGAAACAGTTGATTACCTAATCCACCATTGACCTTTAATATAATCATATTTTTCATTGTATTGTATAATGTCTTGGTTTATTTTTATTATATTTTATCAGGAAATATAATAAAAATTAATTTAATTTAACATAATTCGATGGGATATTAATTTTCCAGAAGTACTAGTATTTGTTCTATAATAAATATAAAGCAACGTTAACATATTCGGTTATAATGGAAAAGGTAACTGTAGTCATTCCTACATACAATCGGTTTAAGTATTTATTGAATACCATTAGATCTGTTAAGGAACAAACCCATAAGAACATTGAAATAATTGTAGTGAATGATTGTTCAACTGAAGCAGATTATTATCAATACAATTGGGAAAGTGAAAATATTCATATCATACATTTACCAGAGAATAGTAAAACAAAATTCGGATTTGCTTGTCCAGGTGGGTATCAACGCAATTTTGGAATTGAAAAAGCAACGGGTGAATACATCGCATTTTGTGATGATGATGATATTTGGTTCCCAAGAAAACTTGAGCTACAATTATTAGCAATGAAATATTCGGGATGTAAAATGTCATGTACTGATGGATTCTTTGGTAGAGGTATTTATGATCCAGAAACTAAATATAAAAAATATAATAAAGAACAATATTTTGGTATACTAAAAAATATATATAAACGAAATAATTCCACCTTGTTGGAAAATGGTTTCCCTTTAATTTGGACTCCAGATTTTTTTAAAATACACAATTGTGCTATTTGTAGCTCAGTCATGATAAAAAAAGATGTTATAGATGAAGTTGGTAAATTTATAGTTGCCCGACAAAATGAGGATTATGATTATTGGCGTAGAGCAATACTCCACACTAATTGTGCTTATATTGATGATCCATGTATGTATTATGACGCTGGTCATGGTGCTGGACAGAACTATTAAACATATAATGTAAAACAATTAAACAATTAAACAAAACATAATTAAACATTATTTATTATTATATCTAATAATGCTTAACATACATACAGATATCAAATCGAAATTAAACACCTTCATTGAACAAAAGAAAATACCCAATTTGATATTACATGGTGTGGCGGGAAGCGGGAAAAAAACACTGTTATTTAATTTTTTAAAAGAAGTATATTCGAATAACAAGACCTACTTACAGGATTATGTAATGACTGTAAATTGTGCACATGGAAAAGGGATCAAATTCATTCGCGAAGATTTAAAATTTTTCGCGAGGACAAACATAGACCTACATGATGGTACTATTTTCAAAAGCATTATACTTTTAAATGCTGATAAACTTACTATCGACGCCCAATCTGCACTTCGTCGATGTATTGAACTATTTAGCCATTCCACTAGATTTTTCGTTGTTGTCGATGACAAATACAAATTATTACGACCTATTCTATCTCGTTTTTGTGAAATATTCATACCTGAGCCAGATATAAATGAAGAAACTGTCAATTTACATAGATATAATTTGGAGCAAGCATTCACTACCATTCAAAAGGATGAAAAGCAAAAGCGGGCGAAATTTAAAACAGAACTAGAGAAACTAAAGAAAAAAAGTCTTCCTGAAATGAGTGATAAATTGTATGAAAAAGGATATAGTTGTTTAGATATAGTCGAATATATCAAAGACATGAAAATAGTCGAAGAAAAAAAATTCGAGTATTTAGTGTTTATTCAAAAAATAAAAAAGGAATTTCGTGATGAAAAATTATTAATGGCTTGTGTACTAAATTTCATTTTAATAAGTTCAGATTACAATTTAGAAAATATTTCATTTATGTAAATATGGATGATTATTCTGTGTCTAGTTTACAAGAGTCTCGCAACGAATGGTGCGCTCGTTTGATTAATATATTGACACCATTGGTGATAGAAGGCGTGAAATCAATATTCAACGAATCGTTGACTTTGTGTCAAAATAATAATGAAGATGAAAAGTATTTAATGACATTTCAAAATTTTCTAGGCCGTATTCCCAAATGGAACACTACTATTGTAGAAGAAGAAACAAAACGAATTACTGAAAAGAGTAATTGTGGATATTTAAACGACTTAATTAGCTGTGTTCATATCATTCAATTGAAAAGTTTAACATGTATGCGTGTGGGAAACAAGCAAAAAAAAGTGGATATTGCAGTTCCTTCATTAAGTGACTTTATTCACAAAGTATACATAAATACTGCCCGTAAAATGTATACTAATATCTATTTATTTGAGCGCAATATTAATCCCCTTCAAATCCAAAAACACAATCGTGAATTGGAATTAATCATTCGCGAACAAATTTTAAATACTATTCGTGACAATATCCCGGTCGAGAACATTTTAAAAGTGTATTTAGACGAAACAATTGAGGATGATGTAGAAGTCGTAGAAAAGGAGGAAATCATTTCAACGGAGCCAGTAGAGGAAGAGACGAAAGAAGAAACGAATGAGGAACCTGACGATGAACAAGGCGAAGAGCAGGACGAGAAACAGGATGGTGAATATGCAACTACAACCCATACTGATACAAAACTTACAGATGATGCGATCGAATCCATGATTCAGTTTAATGATATAGATGAGGCTATCAGCGTTGACAAAATAATTAGTGAAATTGATGCACCAAAGACAGAAGACCGATTAGAACAAATTAGTCAAGCACGAAATATTGCTCGTAAATTGGATGATGAAGATGACGAAGACGATGAAGATCGAATTGTAATTGGTGATAAAATAAAACTCACTGAATTAGATGTTCATGATTTGGAAAAACCTAAGATTCTCAATAAGACACCTTTAGGTCTTGATGAAATTGAAGTATTGACATAACTCTACTTTTATAAAAAGTAGAACAAAACAAACAATACTTTTATAAAAAGTAGGACAAAACAAACAATACTTTTATAAAAAGTAGAACAAAAATGAAATAATTCGTAAAATTCACATTAACTTTCTTTTAAGTTAATGTAAATGACAGATATTTTCGTATATGCTTTAGCCATATCAACTGTTTTTTTTCTTTTCAAGTTTTTAGAAATGAAAATGTTACCAGACGAAGATAAAAAACCACTGAAGGTCGTAATGAAAGAGACATTTGTCGTGTATTTTGCTTCCATCGTAGGCATTTATATGTATGCCCAATTTGATAACCAAGAAATAAAGACGGGTGGTTCAAAAACGACCATGGCGTTTGTCGATAACCCATCATTCTAAATTTATATCCATCCTAATATTTTACAATGGATATAAATTACTTTACACTAACCATATGATACTATTACACCTTTGAAGGTGTATATGAGATTAATTAAGTTATGTAGGTACTCGTTTGTATACAGTTAACAAAATACTGGTATTTTATCAATATTAATGATTTTATGATTTTTGTTAATCTTCTTCTTTGTAACAACATATTTACCAAAACATTCATGACCCAATTGTTTTGAAGGAACCGCTCCATGAATTGTTCTTGCAATCATTTTATATAGTTTAAATTCAGGATATCTCTCTTCACCATTTGTTTTGTATAAGATATTTCTATCTTTATCGTCTATTAACCATGAATAAATCAGACCAATTAATTTGTTCTTTTTAGTCAAGTCTCCTAACTCATCCATATCATCTACAAAATTATCAAATAGACAACATGCTAGTCGACACAAATCGAAACTATAGTTTGGCTCTAATCTTGGTTTATTTTCATTAAAATAAGGTTCACAGTTGTATTGAGATCCAGCGTCACCTTTTGGATGAAAACTATCGCTACACATGGTCTTACCCTTGAACTTATAAATAGACCTTCCAAAATCGATGATTTTATATATTTTTCCATAAGTAGGAACCTTGTAGTAAATACCATCAAAACAATAGTTAATATATTGTTTGTCGGTTTCTACATACATGATGTTGTTTGTATGCAAGTCATTGTGGGTAAATGAAAATGTTTTTTGATACATAGCTAATGTTATGATTACCTGAAACAAGCACGATGTCCATTCACTTGTATTTAATAATTCATTCTCCATTAGATAATCCAATGTATTGGTACATTTTTCCATACAAATCATTTGAACTGGGAAATCAAAGATGGAACAAAACACATCTTCCTCTTCCTCAGATTCTTCAGAGTCATCGTCGTCGCTATCCATGTTAGAATCACATTCAGAGTCATTACCTGAACTAGATTCATTGTCATTATCTTCGTGACTATCAATTGAAGTATTTGATGACTTAGAACTACATGAAGAAGTGGAAGATTTTGTAGAAGATTTCGATGTAGGAGATACAGGTGTATTATAAATACATGTGTTACTTAAATCAGTTAAATTATTAAGTTGTTGTATGTTACCGAAACTGAGTATCGTATCGTCAATATCTAATGTATCTAATTCAATCGAATCTATTTTTTCTGCAATGGCTAATTTCTTTTTGTTACTTCGTGAATCAATATTAAATAACTCTCTATGTTCGCTATTTTCAATATTATATAAGAATTCATTGTTTTTATGAAAAAACTCGTTTTCATTTAAATAGTCAATGTCATCTACCATATTATAGTTGAACTTGGCCTGGATGCCAAGATATGAACCATAATAGTCAATGGAATTTTTACAATCATAATGATGTAATAATTGACTAGACAGATAAGTAAAAAAAGAATCTACATAAGCACTGTTATTTTTGTCAAGTAATTTAGGAAAACAGCCATTAGATTTGTCATCGTATTTCGGCAATTTAGTTATATCGTTACTAGAAGAATCATATTTTCCAGTTAATACTTTTAATGGATCGAGTAGAGGAGAGAATTTACAAAAGGCCTGTTTTTCAATATTGTTGTTTGACTGGTCAATTACTTCAGCAACTAGAGAGTTGCGGTCCTGTATTTGTTTTATAGAATGTAAACAATATTTTTGATTTAAATTAATAGTATTATAATTTGTTGAATTTAAGGAAAAGAAGTTGTCATAAATAGGTACATAATTTTGCGAATTGCGGATTTCAAAGTCCGATTTCTCTAAAGCTTGAAATAATTCATCATTGTTTGTTTTTCGATAATACAGGGAAAAGGCCATTCTTTATCTTTATTATGGATAAAGTAAAATAAAGAATCATTTAAACTAATTTCGTATTGTATTCTCTTTTTTTTTCTATTTAGACATTACTTATGACATTAGATTTAAAAAAATTTGATATGAAAAATATTAGTTTCCGTCCAGATGAAAATAAAGGTCCAGTTGTTGTTTTGATTGGTCGAAGAGACACTGGAAAAAGTTTTTTAGTGAGAGATTTATTATATCATCATCAAGACATTCCCATTGGGACAGTTATATCTGGTACAGAAGCAGGTAATGGATTTTTTGCGGCCCATGTTCCAAAATTATTTATTCACGACGAATACAATACGGCTATTATAGAAAATATATTGAAGCGGCAGAAAACGGTGTTAAAACAAGTACAAAAAGAAATGGAAGCGTATAAACGGACGAATATAGATCCGAGGGCGTTTGTTATTTTGGATGATTGTTTATATGATAATAAATGGACAAAGGATAAAATGATGCGACTGCTTTTTATGAATGGTAGGCATTGGAAAATTATGTTAATTATTACGATGCAATATCCGCTTGGTATACCGCCAAATTTAAGAACAAATATAGATTATGTATTTATTTTGAGGGAACCTTATATTGCAAACCGTAAACGCATTTGGGAAAACTATGCTGGTATGTTCCCGACATTTGAATCGTTTTGTCAAGTTATGGATCAATGTACTGAGAATTTTGAATGTTTAGTTATAAATAACAATGCCAAATCAAATAAATTACAAGATCAAATATTTTGGTACAAAGCGCAAAATCATAAAGATTTCCGGTTAGGGTCTAAAGAATTTTGGGAATTATCAAAAAATTTGGATAGTGACGATGAAGATGAAATGTATGATCCAAGTAGTGTTCAAAAGAAAGGTGCCGGACCAAAAATAAATGTGAAGAAAAGTAAATGGTAAAATAATATTTATTAGTAAAATTATTAATGAAAATAATAAATATTATTTATCTTGTGTTAAAGTTTTAGAATAAGAATTATTTTTTCTGTATTCTTATTATATATAATTAATGGATAGCAAGAAAACAACATCAAAAGAGGTACCCAATATTAGTTTTACTACAGATACCTTTAAAACAGCAAATGATAATGGTAATAATATTACAACCAATGTTGATAATATACCATTACCTCAAAAAACAGCGAATAAGCATATTTCTCATAGTAACAATATTACAAAAGACCAAGATATGGATTTCAAGAAACAAACCGAATTTATTATTTTTAAAAATCAGATAGATGCTATGGTTAAAAATAACTTGTATATTTTAAAAGAATGCAAGGAAAGTAAACGATTGTTGGATTTAAAATACGACACATTGAATAATTCTATTAATTATATTCAAATATCTGTTATTTTTTTATCGACAATTTCTGGTTTTATGGAATCAACCAAAACATACTTTGATACACCTACTACAGCAGTATCGATTTCTGGTGTTACAATTTCTACCTATATTAGTTTAATTTTATCTATTTCCAAATATTTTAAATTCGACGAAAGCAAAGAGCGAATTCACAACCTTAGAGAGAAATACTCAAATTTGCATAACAAATTAGAATACCGAATGGATGTATTAGGACCATGGTTAAATGACACATTATGGGAACATCAAGATTGTCAAGCAAAGTTGGAAGAATGGAACGAAAATATTGTCACAGTTATGGATGAAGAATATTTGACGTTGATTGAAACGAAACAAGCATTGTGTACTGAGTTCGAAATCATTATGGATTCCAAGAGTCGAAATGAATACAACATTAAAAATAAGAAATTAATTCACAATAATCGTCGCAAATTATTTGAAACGATTCGCGATGACTGGCAATTGGAACAAGAATTTAAAGACTCAAATATTCCAATTGATTTTAAAAGCTCGATTGCATTACCGGATGATGATTTAAATAACTGGGATGATCCATTATAAATATATTTTTAGTATAGAGAAATTTATTATCATTATTATTATCGTATTATTATGTTATTATCGTATTATTATGTTATTATCGTATTATTATGTTATTATCGTATTATTATGTTATTATCGTATTATTATGTTATTATCGTATTATTATGTTATTATCGTATTATTATGTTATTAT